TCCGATGCAAACCCGACGACAGCCATTCTCATGTCAGCAACGTTTCGCGACACGTTGCCACTTATGATCTCTTCCTGACCAACGGTCGATGCCTGGGCGCCGAGCCCTCCCATCGCCTGCAAGTTACCTGCGAATCGGTCGTACTCGCTTTGCAAGAACGTAGCGAGTGCCATATCACGCTGATCGACACCACCCATCTCGAATTGCTTGATCTGCTCTGGGCTAGTGCCTCGCTGCCAGCTGTTTCGCTCTGCGGTTCTTAATCGTTCCGCATCATCCGACATGTTTGGAGGGTACACGTTTACAACGCGGTGGGCATCCGAATCATCTTCCATGCGACGATGCAATCGATTCTGAAGATCATGCATGCCTTTCAAGTTAATCGCTGGAGATGTCGGTATGACGTTATCAGGCGTATCGCCTAACGAAAGAAACTTGTACGGACCTGATTGCGAGCCAATCCACTCACGTTCAATCAACGGTGGAAGATCCTGGTCGCAAGCCATTGTCACAATGGAATTGTTTTCGGCGATCCAGACATCCATCAACCAAACCATGTCCTTGAGATCGTCATCCTCAGAACTGCCCCAATCGGACGCAATGTCTCTCGCTGCGCCAGTAGAGTCATGGTGACTTCTGTTTGTCGGAGCAAGCTTGTCTCTAACTTTCTTGCTGTACCCAGGTTCATCCATAACCTTTTCGTAGTCGGCACGATATCGATGCCCACAATACCGCATCTTGCTCAGCTCTTTAGCTGGCATATCTAGAATCAAGTCATCAAGCGACACCCGATTAAACCATGGCTCACCCGGATCGAGCCAAACATCTTCTTCTGATTCGAGAATGCCATGAAACCGAGTGTCTGTATCGCGCATCATAACGACACCGCAACCGATGCAAAAGAACGCATCCATGACAATGCTACGAAACGTCTTTTCAAGAGACATGTCGCTAATGAGCTTGTTCAGATTCACTTCAAAGCGACGAGCGAACGCCAACGTTTCAGTCTTTGGCGTACTAACCAACACTTGCGGATTGTTTGCAGCAAGGGCAACCGTGTAGATACGTGCCGTCTGATTGATCAGGTTTACAAGAGTCTTGTTTGTGGCTCCAGTCTCAGCGTACCAAGAGCCAACGTAATCTTTGATAAGTTCCTTGCGAACTCGACGAAATGGCTCCAAGGAGTCTCTCGACGACTTTATCGCCTTAAGTAACCGCGCACGTTGTTCGTTGTTTGATAGATCTAGCATTAACAGTCGGAATAATTGCGTTGGATCGACAAATATCATTCCGACCGGGTTTTAACTCCGATCTTTCAATCAAAAGCTGACACACGCCAGCTAGTTTTTCTTGCCAGACATCGCGCCTTGCAAACTCAACTTTGTTTGTGCCAAGTTCAAGGCTGCTTGCGAAAAATGCAACGCCTTTTGCCCGTCAACAGTCGCTTTAACTTGTTCTGCCATCTTCGAAATAGCAGCTTCAATCTTCTCTTCCAATTCGTTGCTCATTTTAACCTTCAGGTTCTATCTCTGAAAAAACCAAACGCTTTTAGTGCCTCAAAACGTCCCTAATTCCATACTTAGGGCTCCCAGCATTCGCGATTTTACGCTCTTGCATTTCTCGCCACGCAAAGCTTCCATATTCTGGATTCTGACGCTTTTCATCGTCGCTGTCAACTTTCTGGATAACCTTATCCGCCGAATACACCAGCCAAGCGCCCGCCGCAGCGATCGCCCTGTCGCCGTGATTCTTGTTCGCAGCACCTTTGTTTTTCGAGGGTGCGTGGACTACTTTTCCGTTTCCCCACTCGTATTCACCGCACTCGATCAGCATGTCTTTTGAACGCGGAACGTAGCTTCCTTGGTCTAAAGCGATTGCGAATTGCTCCAGCATATCGGCTTTATCTTCGTCGCGGCATGGGAACCCAGGCTTGCGACTTTTTCTTTGCGTCCCGAGCTGCATTACTTCGCGGAAGTAGATGTTTCCGTAGTAAAGAACCTCCATGACCTCTTTGGCGAAACCGCCTGATACTCCTGAGTCTTCCCAACCGAGAAGTGCCTTTCGCATCCACAAACACAATCCGACAACTCGACGAGCGAACGGTCTTGGTTCGAGCCCCTTGATTACATACTCAAGCACTTGCTCACCAGTACGATCATCAATTCCCGAAGCTACTGAGTTGGATGCAACCTCACTAACACCGCCTGATGCGATATCGCAAGCGATCGTGAATGATCCGAATGGAGGGCTGTTGTCGATCCCTGGTTTGAACCAAAGCGTAAGGGCTCCATCTTCGCGCGGTATAAGACCAGTCAGCTCCAACGTTTCGCTGTCGAACACTGGATTGCCTTTCCATACAGCGTTCTTGCTGTGCATCACCTTCATGCGTTCTAGCAGATCATGGTTGAACACCTTGCCGACTGCACCCTTGGGGTTTCTGTCGAGCTGCGATGCAATCAGTTGCGGTCTGGCTGTCTTTCGCAAACAGTTATGGACAAGAAGCGGGCGCCCACAGTCGTCTATTACTGTGAACGCCCGCCGAGGTCCGCAATTCAAGAGGTCGTACACTGGTTTCGGGTTTTGGGTGGAAGCAGAATCGCATCCCCCGTCCAGCCTCTCTTGATGCGGCCCTGTACTCCTTTGGTCGTCATGCCCGCAGTACGTGCTGCTTCTGCTATCGGAATAACTCCATTCGCTGTTTCTATAAGCGTAGTGTTTCGGCGGTTGTTCTGCTGTTGCTTTCGAGTCGCCCATCGACAGTTGCCAGGTTCGTAATTCCCATTGTTGTCGATACGATCGAGCGTAAGACCCTTTGGAGGAATCCCCATATCCGTATAGAAGTTTGCGAAGTCTTTCCATCTCTCGCAAACCGTTATCCCTCTCGCTCCATACGACAGGTACTTTGGATGATTGGTGTTCGTGCATCGCTGCACCATTGCATCCCATGAATTGTAAACTGGAGTCTTGTAATGCGTGTTCTTGTGAAGGCACCCACAACTTGTCACTCCACCACTGGTTAAAGCGTTGGCTCTCACAGTCCGAACCGTTCCGCAATCGCACCGAACCACCCAATACACAACACCGATAGGTTTTGATGTATCTCTCTCGATAACCGTCTGGCAACCAAACCTCTGCCCTATCAAATCCTTCATAGGCATATTTCCACCCTTTAACTGTTAAAACAGGATGGTCTGGGGTTAGTCCGACCTGGTACGAACAGATCGTTTCTTTCCAACCCTGAAACACACAACCATCATGCGATACAAACATATTACCATCCCAAACGCAATCATTCAACGCAACGTCTTGAATCGGAACCAGCCCCCTATCAGTAACTACCAGCGTACCCCAACTTACACAGCGCATGTCGTACCATGGCGATCGCACAACACCTTCGTACTTGTAACCCTTCTTCTCCAGCAGATCGCGCAGGTTCGGTTTGTTCTTGTGGTACTCGGCTACCGCTTCAGCATCTTCAAGCTTGCACGCAACCGGAATGTTATCCTTCACAATGTAAGAATGCTTCGAATGGACTGGATGATCCTTCCAATCCAACACAAGATGCCAACCACCTTCAGTACCTCCAGCTTCGCACGCTTCGTGAAAAACGCCAGAATCAATATATCTCGCGCTGACCAATCGCAAACAATGGGTCACATCGTGCAGGCTTTCCATGACTGCATAATCTTTTCCACCTGACACGAAGTCCTTCGCGCCTGCTTCGTCCATGGTGAACACAGTCGCTCGACCACCAGCTGCGACGTCTTGACCTGCAGAGTACCCTTTCATCAGCGAACCGTTGTCTTTGTTCTCGAACGTATGCTGACTAAGGTTCCGTTCGTACCGCGGACGCATCCACGCTGGAAGCATGTTGATTGCGAACTGCACTTTCCACAGAACAGTGTCGGAGTCCGTCTTGCTGTCGACGAGATCCGCGTTACGAGTAACGTAGCCAGCAGAGAACATCGTATCGCACAACCATCGTCGAAGATCTACCCAAAGGTAACCGAACGTTCCACCTTGCGCCCGAGCCTTATCAACAAGCACGTCAAGCGTCCTGTCGTTGATTTGCGTGTAGTCGATCGCCTCATCGAGCGCTCGAAACACTTTTTCTTGATGCGGGTACGGAATGAACGGAACAATCTTATGCTTGGCTCGCGGATCGTACCCCCAGCACACAGCTGCCATGAAGAAACAAACGTCATCCATGCACGCTTGCCAAAAGGCGTATCGAAACTTGAAGTCCGTCAGCGCTCGTTCACGGCATCGAATGCGCCATCTGAGATTCTCGATCGGGTCGCGAGGCACAAGATCATAGTAGTTCGAACCCATCAAACCACCATCTTTCGAATTTCATGACACGGTGTCACGAGATGCCACTTAACGAAAGAAGGGTGCGCAACTGATGTCACGCACCCCTCTTCGGAGATTTGCCTACAAGGCAGAGTGAGATCAAAAATATAGCTTAGGCGATTTTCCATGTCAACAAATTTGGCGTAAGACGCGCCTTTCGCTATGATAACAGAAGAAAACAAACGAAACCTGTCCGATCTCGTAAATCGGAACAGGCTTCTCAACACCACTTGTTTGAAAGGAACAAAGTAATGCCTGACTCTAATTCTAATCCACCTGAAGGCTTTCGCGTAATACCTGGCTATCCTCGTTACGCGATTGATAAAAACGGCACGATCCTATCTATTTGCTCTCGCAACGGAAAAGGGAAAGACAGGTCTTGGGACAAGGCTACTCGCGTTAGACTTCAGAAAGACAAAGCAGGCTATCACATTGTCAGCCTTTGTCGCGATGGGCAACAACTTACAACAAAAGTACACCATGTAGTGCTCTTGACGTTTGTTGGCGCAAGACCAGATGGAATGGAGTGTCGCCATTTGGACGGGAATCGAGTTAACAACCATGTGCTGAATCTCGCGTGGGGAACTCCTACTGAGAACTCCAACGACAGAGCGTTGCACGGAACAATGCCAAAAGGCGAAAAATGCTTTAACGCCAAACTTACCGAAGATGACGTGATAGAAATTCGAAAGCGTGCTGCAAATGGAGAAACAAAAAAAGATATCAACAAGGATTTTCCTGTAGATCGATCTACTATTTCTCGTATTGTTAATCGCCTTAAATGGAAGCATGTCTAAAATCACCTCAAAAGAGCCTCTTGCATTGTCATGGTTTTTAGTCTGGCTCTAAGGGTAGACTCGGGAATCCCAGCCATCTCAGCCCATGCTCTTAAAGACATTCTTTCTCCAGCATGCTCTATTCCGCAATTACCACACGACCTAGTGTGAGAACTTCTCAAATGATCGAGTCGGACGGTCGGCGACGCGCCACACGAACACTTGCACAAAAATCGACGTTTGGTTCCAGCTGCTTCGACTTCTTGAACCACAACCAAATCGCCGTATTTCGCATCTTCAGCGATTTCCAGTCTTTTCATAAACACAACTCCCTAAAAAACAATCTCTCTTCATACTACAATAGCCCCAAAACAACAACCAAGCAAGAAGGAAGCTCAAATGACCGTCGCTGTCTACATGCAAGTCAACCGATTTTTCCCGCACGAGCTGACTCAGCGCGCCGAGCTCCAAAAGGTGCTTACACAAGCTAAAATTGCTCCATCATCGGTTCAGTGGTTCATCGATCGCGAATCCAAGTCCGAGTTTCAGCAGCTCTCCGAGGACATTAAGAATGGATCAATTCAAACGGTCATCATGTACAGCCTCGAGCAAGCATACCCATCGATCGAAGAAATCACCGCAGCGATAGGCTTACTGTCTTCAAAGAACATGACGTTTGTTTCCGCATCGCAGAACATCTTTCTCGATCCGAGTAGCATCGAGTCGGCATATTCGCTTCTGAGCATCGCCTTAAACCTTGCCGCGAACTACAAACGCATGAAGCAAGCGGAAGGCATTGCAAAGGCACAAGCGAAAGGACTGTACAAAGGAAAGAAGCCAGGAGCAACGAAACCAGGATTCGATCCAAAGAAGATATTGCGATGGAAAGCACGCGGCTGGAACGCGAAGCGAATCGCTCAAAAGCTGGGTGTTTGCGAAAGTACCGTATTTCGTTACCTTCGCATGTTTTCCAAGAAGTAACGTTTCGTTACACGGTATCACGAACTTTCGACGATCGCGATTATCAGAGTCGA